CTGTCCGGGAGAGCAGAAATACACGAACAGAAAAACGGTGAAACAGTAATCCGCAAATGGTCGGACGCTGACGAGGCATACAGCAGAAACTATATTGAGCATCAATACAAACTATATAGCAAGGACAAGCACAGTGACGCTCTGCGAATACTGTTTAACGAGCGCAGATACAATCCGATCATCGACATTGTGGACGCTATCGAGTGGGACGGCGTTAATCGGTGCGAGATGTTCCTAAACAAGTGGGCGTTGGTGGATGATACGCCATACACCCGCGAGGTTTCCCGCCTTATCTTTGCCGGAGGAATCCACCGTCTTTACCAACCAGGAACAAAGTTTGACGATGTACCGATACTCATGGGAGAGCAAGGATGTGGCAAGTCAACGCTTGTGCGCTTTCTGGCGATTAACGATATGTATTATGGGGAAGTTACGACCGTGGACGGTCAACCAGCAATCGAGCAATTATCTGGAAAGTGGATTTGCGAAATGTCCGAAATGCTTGCACTCACAAAAGCAAAAGAACAAGAAGCAGTAAAAGCGTTCATTACACGGACAATCGACAGCTACCGCAAACCGTGGGACAAAAATGTATCAGATCTTCCGAGGCGCGTAATTCTAATCTCAACGACGAATGATTTTCAAGTGTTGGTAGATAAAACCGGAAATCGGAGATTTTACCCTATTGAAGTACACAGCAATGGATATGAGATTTACGCACATGAAGATGAAATACGGGAATACATTCTGCAATGTTGGGCAGAAGCGCGGGATCGGTACAAGGCGAGGAAGATGCCGAACTACGCGAATCAGTCGCTCGTTGGGCTATACCGAGAAGCACAGGAGAACGCAATGCAAGACGATTGGCGGGTGGGCGCGATCAAGCTGTTTCTGGAGAAGAAAGACCCAGGCGAATTTACTTGTGTGCGCGAAGTGTGCCATAGGGCGCTCTCCTCTAATCCAGACTTTCCAAAAGAACCTACGTTGGCAGAAAGCAAAGACATCGGACGCATCCTGAACAAGATGAAAGGGTGGGAGCGCATCAATGGATCTCGCAAGGTCGGAGCCTACGGCGTTCAGAGGTGCTGGCGCAAGAAAGGCGAACAAGTGATTGAGAAAACGGACAAACCGTTTTGGGAGGACTAATGGAATACCTGACGCAGAAGAACAAAGCTTACTGCTCACGCTGCCGATACCGGGGGCTGCACAGTGAAAGCTATCTCTGCCAGTACATACTGATAGCAGGGCAGAGGCGCGGGTGCGCTCCGGGTGTCGGATGCGATAAGCGAATGATTTCAGAGGGGAGGGCTAAGACTGGATATGCCGGACGATATGGAGAATACCTATACTGACGAGGAAAGACCGAGGGCGAAAATCGACAAGCGTGTTGCCAAGATGATGCGTACCAAAGGCAGAACGTACAAAGAGATCGCGGAGCATTTCGGCACGACAGAACAAGTCATCAAGAATTATTTCTATAATGAATCCAAGAAGTCAGCTGACGCAGAACAGAACAAGCGACCGCCCGGAAGACCCAAAGGGAGCAGAAACAAGCGGACACTCGCAGAAGAGGCGATGCTTGCAGACTGGGAGAAAAACAAACTCGCTCCCATGATGCGCGAGGACAAAGCAGAACTGAACCGCGCCGCAGGGTATTTCGTGGCGCAATGTTGGAAGATGGGGCAAAGCGTAGATCCTGATAACATCGAATCGCTTTACAACGGCCTCATGCGCTATGTGGAACTCTGTACGCAGACGGGTATGCCCATGCTCGTCAAAACGTGCCATCTCGCCCTGGGGCTGCAAGGCGCTACCATCACGCGATGGAAAAACGGAACGTACCGCTCCAACGATCCGCGCTACAAGGAATTCGCCGAGGTGCTTGAAGCTGTCATCGGCGCTGGCATGGAATCCGCAGCCGCTGCCGGGAGCATCGACCGTGTGCTGACCATCTGGTGGCAGAAAGCCCACTTTAACATGGTAGAGGGCAACGGAGTGCAAGCCGAGCCGGACGATCCGCTTGGGCAGAGAGTCAAGAGCGAGGACATCATCAAGAAGTACGGCAACTTGCCGGATTGAGGTGTGCATGAAACATCTTGGAGACATTACAAAAATAAGCGGATACGATGTGCCTATTGTTGACATCGTGTGCGGTGGATCTCCCTGTCAAGACCTCTCCGTCGCCGGAAAACGCGCAGGGCTGGCAGGGGAGAGAAGCGGCCTGTTCATGGAGCAGATGCGGATCATAAGAGAAATGAGGGAAAAGGATGCAAGAGATACTGGACGGACAGGTTGGCTTGTTCGACCGAGATTCATGGTGTGGGAGAACGTGCCTGGAGCATTCTCAAGCGGGAACCCCAAGGGAGCCGATTTCGCCGCCGTCATCGAAGAAATCATCAAAGTCGCAGAACCGAATGCCTGTGTGCGTGTGTGTATCCCGGACGGTGGTTGGACAAAACCCGGCTGTTACTACTCTTCTGATGGACGATGGAGCATTGCTTGGCGCTTACATGATGCCCAGTTTTGGGGAGCGGCCCAGTATGTTGACGGAAGAATGCTCTTTCCCGGCACTCCCCAGCGGCGCAAGCGCATCTCGCTTGTCGCAGATTTTGGAGGACTCTGCGCCCCTGAAGTACTATTTGAGCGCAAAGGCTTGCACTGGCATCCTGAACCGTGCCAGCCGCAGGGGCAAGGAACTGCCGAGGGAACTGCGTGAAGCTCTTGAACGGCAAGTGGAATCATCAGTTAATCCTGTATTGCCACAAACTGACTTGAGCAACCCACGTTTACCAAGAGACGATGAATCATTTAGTGAATGGCTCGACAGAACGGAATAGAACCGCCTGTACCCTCAAAATTAGGGGGGGTGCGATGTTGATTCGCACGGAAAGAAAGCCGGAAAGGGTGCGCTTGTGCAATGGGAACTGAGTGGAACGATAGGAGTCAGTCAAGATCAGACGCTTATCGTTTGGTGTTCGCACTCCAAGGGGGGGGCAAGACCTCTCAGAATTCCCGAGGAATGGGATGGAGCAGAGATGTGATGTACACACTTAATGCTTTGGATACGCACGGAGTGTGCTATCCCCTGACGGGGGGGCATTTTCCCTGCATCAGAACGGAGACGGAGAAATAAGGATGTCTGAAGTTGCGTTTACGATAAGCACAAATAGCAATGCGTCAGGCAGAAACACTCCGCTCATCTATGATTCAAGAGGCAACGGGGGGGTGCAATATGTCCGACAATCACAGGCAACCATCAAGACCGAGTAACGGATTATACCGCACTTGTTGTGCATACACCCTCTCAGGCTTCGGACAGTATGCCGCCGGACTTGGAACGCTCCGAGCAAGCGGCGGGGACATAGGGGGGGGAGCGAGATGATTGTCTTGGAGAGTAATCAAAATCACGCTACGGCTAAAGATACCGATGTGTGTACAACGCTCCCCGCAAGTATGGGTTTAGGCGGTGGATATGTGCCGATGGTTGTTGATACCCTTGTGTTTGACGAGGGACAAATTACTTGCCCGACAAACGGCTTGCACCCAAGATGGGGCGGGCAATGCCACGCACTATCTGGAAATGCTGGGAGGACGGTTGTTGTGATTGACAAGACATATCAAGATGTGGCCGGCACTCTCAATCCCGGAGCTCACCCTGGCAGTTACAACGGGCAAGATGCCTATAACGATATGCTGATAGCAAAGGACGATGATATGGAAAGCACGGTACGCAGATTAACCCCGATGGAGTGTGAACGGCTCCAGGGTTTTCCCGATGGATGGACGGACATAGGCGAGTGGACGGATAGCAAGGGCAAACGACACAAGGACGCAGACAGCCCCCGGTACAAGGCGTTGGGTAATTCCATCGCCCTCCCGTTCTGGCAGTTCCTCGCCCGTCGCATTTGCGCCCAATATGAGCGTCCCGTTACTATGGCATCCCTGTTTGACGGCATCGGCGGCTTTCCCCTTGTGTTCTCCCGCTGCGGCGGTGTCCCTGTGTGGGCATCAGAAATTGAAGAATTTCCGATTGCCGTTACCAAGCGGCATTTCCCGGAGGCAGAAAGCTAATGCGCCACTACCGAACCCACGGACGCATCATGCGGGTGTTTAAGTGTCCTGTGTGCGGGTATGTCACACGGGCAAGCAAGAGGGCGGATCGAAGAACACCAAAATTTCACAGAAAGGGTATGTACTGCCCGTTTTGCAAGCGTGTGATGCCGTTCGTCCAGATTTCAAACTAATTATCATACCACGCACAACTTATCTTGTCAAACAATATCTGTGACGCAAATAAACGCGCTCTAAGCGGCTTTCTTTAGAAAAACGAATAATGACTTGGCAAAACAGAAAACCGCTTAGAACGCAAAATAATGGCTTGTAAAGGATGGTGAGAGGAAACGAACATAGCGTATAACTGTGATTGCCTTGCGGCTATGCGTGAAATGCCGGATAATGCGTTTGACCTCGCTGTGGTTGACCCGCCGTATGGGATAAACAGATTCAAACACGGGGAAACATCACGGTTGCGGAAGTACGGAACATTTACAACAGCGAATGATGCCACCCCCCCCGCAGAATACTTTGTAGAACTGAGGCGAGTAAGCAGAAACCAAATCGTGTGGGGGTACAATCATCTTTCTGATCTTCTTTCTCCGTGTACGCATTTCATCTTTTGGTATAAGCATCAACCAGTTGATACTTATGCAGACGGAGAACTCGCATATACGTCTTTCAAGGGTACGGCAAAGTGTTTTGATTATCCGTATTTTGGGAGCAAAGGGTCTGATGGCGGCAGAATACACCCTATGCAGAAACCAGTTGCCCTATACCGTTGGATATTCGACCACTACGCAAAAGCGGGGGACAAGATACTTGATACCCACTTGGGGAGCGGATCGTCACGCATCGCCGCCTATGACGCTGGACTTGATTTTGTCGGATATGAGATAGACAAGGAATACTTTGACAATCAAGAGAAACGCTTTGCAGAACATTCAGCACAAGCAAGTCTGTTCATCAATCCAGAGTTTCAACAGCTGGCAATCGCAGAAACAACAGCATAACAAAAAAGCCGGGGGTATTTCTACCTCCGGCCAAGAGAAAGGATGATGCAGAACGAAACGGATAGAAAAGAAGATTCTGCCGGAATACTTTGCAGAAGTGCGGCGTGGCAGAAAGACATTTGAACTGCGAAAAGACGAGGATGATGTGCAAGTCGGTGATGTGCTTATCCTCCGCGAATGGGAGAACGGTGAGTACACGGGTCGCAAGGTCGAGCGCATGGTGTCCTACGTTCTCCGAAATTGTCCACAGTACGGTCTTGCAGACGGGTAT